AATAATAAATTTAACTGCTAATACTTGGACTGACATACCAAATGATGGGCTTGGAGCGTTTACAAACAAGACATATGCACCTATAGGTGTTACTGAATTTATGGACGTTTCTACGGGGTACATAGATACTACTGAATTAGAACTTGGAGACACAATTATAATAAGGAATGACTATAAAATTAACCCTAACACAAATAACGCTCTTTTAGAATTTAGGTATGAATTAGGGACAGGCGCGGCAACATACACGTTAGAGAAAATTGTTGGTAGATTAGATGCGGGAAGCGGACAAGATTATAGATTTAATTTAAATACTGATTTAATATACATGGGGGACTTAAACACAAGGGATAACCCTATAAAATTACAGGTTAAATTATCAACAAACGGAACGTTATTAAACGCAGGTAGTGTAATTCAATTAATAAGAAGAAATATTTAATTATGAGTACAGTAAAAGTATACAAAGATCAGGGCGCAAATTCTATTTTTATAGAAGACGCAAACGGCGCACAATTTTTAAATAGTTTACAAGCAGTTGACACAAGCGGTAAAGTAACTATAAATGATTTAGCTAAACAAATAGAAATAGTATCTAACGAAGCGCACACAAATTTTGTAGATGAAAACGACGCGCCATATATAGGAACAGTTACAGACGTAGTAAATACATTAAATAGTATATTTCAAACTAGCGGTACACCTACAACAGAACTACCAAATATAACAAGTCCTTTAACTATAAACAGCGTGCAAGGTAGTGTCATTAATTACGAATTAACTGCTGATTTTGGCGTAGGTTATGAGTGGGATTTTACAAATGTGCCGGGCATCACAACTGTAAACGGTAACGATAGAAAAATAATAGGCGGGTCAGGTTTAGTAAGTGGAACATACAATATACCAGTAAAAGCAATAAATTACAATGGCGAAGACTCAGAAACAATAGTATTAACAGTTTCAACTCCACCGTTTGCAAATACAAAAAGTGTTCAATTTAATCAAAATGATTTTTTACTTGGCAATGGGGGTATAGTACAAAACGTTTTAGGTAGGGCTAGTAATGGCTCAGGCGCTTCTGATGCTTGGAGTATAGGATTCTATTTTAAAGCGGGTACAAGTAACAACCAAAACCAAACAATTTTTTATACTGGAAACGCTAACTTAGCAAACAACAATCATATTAAATTAACATGGAATGGTAACAACGCAGCAAGGCAAAAAATTATATTTCAATATGGAAGCAACAACAATAATTTAAGGCTTGACACGCCAGTAGGTAGCGTACAAAACGATGGTTTTTGGCATCATTATTTGATAACTTATGATGGAGGTACTACAGGATCAAGCAGCGGACAAATTAACAATTATTATTCTAGGTTTAAAATATTTATTGATGGAGTCCAACAAACAACAACAAACAGTAATTCTAACTTTGGAATAACTACAGGTTTAGTAACATCTGAATTACAAGTAGCTAAATTAAGTTCAGGCGGTAATACATTAAGAAATAATTGTAAAATTGACGAGTTAGCGTTATGGGATAGTGACCAAAGTGCAAATATTTCTAGTATATATAACGGCGGTGTGCCTTTTAATTTAAACACTTTAACAGATAAGCCTGTTCACTGGTCGAGAATGGGAGACGGCGACACATACCCAAATTTAACTGACAGCGGTACTGCAGCATCTTTAACATGGGTTATGCAATTTATGACAGCAGCAGATATAGTAAACGACGTACCATAATGATAAAGGATATTATAACATTATTGAAAATTAACAAATTTGCAGGTGAATCTATATATATAGATATTGCTAAAGGTAAATATAAAACACCTAAAAATATAAAAGATGTTTTTATTCAATTTAAAAGAAAATTAGCATGGCAGACGAAAAAATAATAGAAATAAAAGTAAAATCTAATTTAGACGAAACAACAAAAAGCGTTGAAAAATTAGATAATAGTGTACAAGACTTAAATAAAACAACTAAGAAAGCTGCAAATACTAAAGTAGATGAAATAGGCAAAGGTGCTGAAAAATCAAAAAAAGGTATAAAAAGTTTATCTAATGGTTTTAAAGGTTTAGGTTTAGCTATAAAAGCGACTGGAATAGGTTTGCTAGTTACTTTATTAGGTAGTTTAGCCGCTGCATTTTCTGAAAATGAAAAAATATCGAGACCATTTAAGGTTATAATGGAGTCTATAAGTATAGTAGTCAACGACCTTGTTAACGCTCTTTCTGATGCAATAAACAAAGCTAATGAAGCAACAGGCGGGTTTGATGCTTTAGGTAAAGTTATAGGGGGTTTATTAACTATAGCAGTAAACCAATTAAAAATATCCTTTTTAGGTATAAAATTAGCTATACAAAGTGCTCAAGTTATTTGGGAAAAATCTTTTTTTGGCGGTAATGATAAAGAAAAAATAAAAGAGCTAAACGAAAGTATATTAGAAACTAAAAAAGCTATAGTAAGTACTTCAGAATCCACAGCAAAAGCAGGTAAAGTAATTATAGATAATTTTGGCGAAGCAGTAGACGAAATAGGCACATTAACAGAAAGCACAATAAAAGAAGTTTCAAAAGTAGAAGTTTCAAGCGCAAGAGCAAGAGCAAAAACAAATATAGATTTAGCTAGAAGCGCACAAATAGCAGCAGCGCAACAAAGTTTGTTAGTAGAAAAATACGACACATTAGCAGAAAGCGCAAGACAATTAAGGGATAATGATTTAAAAGGTATAGACGAGCGCGAAAAAGCTAACAATGATTTAGCTATTATTTTAGACATGCAAGAAAAAGCAATGTTAAAACAAGCTGACGCAATACTAGCAAGCGCACAAGCACAAGTAGTAAAAAACAACAGTACAGAAAATCAAGTAGCATTATTAGAAGCGCAAGCAAATAAAGAGGGTATACTAGCTCAGATAACAAGCTTCAGAAGTGAGCAAGAAACAAACAAAACCGCATTAATAAAAGAGCGTCAAGAGCTAGAGCAAAGCGGAGCAGAAGCAGAAGAACAAAGACAATTAAGAGCAAAACAATTTGAAGCAGAAAGAGAAGAAAACGAGTTAAAAAGACTAGAGCAATTAAAAACAATCTTAAAAGAAGAAAGGTTAATAGAAAAAGAAAGACTGCAAATAAAAGTTGATTCTTACGAAAAAGGAACACAAGCGCGTTTGGATGCTGAAAACGAATTAAAAGATAGGTTACAAGAAATTGACCAACAAATTACATTAAATGCAGACGAACAAAGTAAAAAAAGAATAGAAAACGAAAAAATAGAAGCAGATACAAAAACAGCAATACAAAACGCACAATTAAATAACTTACAGTCTGGTGTAGCTGTATTAAAACAAGTTTTTGAAAAAAACAAGGAACTACAAGCAGGTTTATTAATAGCAGAAAGCGCAGCAGGGATAGCAAAAACCATAATAAACACGCAAGTAGGTAACGCAAAAACAGTAGCACAATTAGGTGTTATACCCGCTGTACCAGTTGTAGCGGCTAATAATGTAGCTTCTGGAATAAGTATCGCGGCAACATTAGCAGCAACAGCAAAAGGATTAAGCGCATTAGGCGCAAGCGGGGGTTCTTCAGCAGGTTCTACAGGTGGCGAAACTAGCAATGTTTCCACACAACAAGCACCCGCATTTAATTTAGTTGGAGCAAGTGGTGTAAATCAAGTACAGCAAAGTTTACAAGAAGAGCAACAGCCAATACAGGCTTATGTAGTAGGTCAAAACATAACAACACAGCAACAAATAGAAAGAAATCAGGTAGAAAGCGCTAGCATAGGATAAAAAAAAGCCACTTTAAAAAAAGCAGCTTTGTTTTACTAACCAATAAAAAATAAAACTATAAGTAATCTTCGACACCAAATATATATAAAAAAATTATATAAAAAAACATTTATTTGTTAAAATTTACTATTATAGATTTTTTTTATTAACTTAGCATAACATATAAGAATTTTTTATCATGATTAAAAGATGAAAAGATACAATGTAATATTTAACGAAGAAGAAAAAGAAGGGGTTTACGCTATTAGTGTAGTGGAACAGCCTGCAATGGAGTCCTTTTTTATTGCACTATCTAAAAATAAAAAACCTAGTTTAAATATAGAATTAAAAGAAAGCGAAGAAGGTAAAAAAGAAAATGTTTTACTTGGCGTTGCTTTAATTCCTGATAAGCCAGTTTATAGGAATCAAGGAGGGGAAGAATTCGAAATTATATTTTCAAAAGAAACAATTAAAAAAGCAGCTCATAATTTTTTAAAAAATGGTTACCAACATAACAGTTCAATAGAACATGAAAAAGCCATAAATGGCGTATCTATTGTCGAAAGTTGGATAGTAAAAGACAGTAAAAACGACGCTGCAAACGCTTACGGATTAAAAAAAGAAGATATAGTAAACGGTGCATGGATCGTAAAAATGAAATGTGATAACGAAGAAATTTACAACAAAGCTATTAATGGAGAAATAAAAGGGTTTTCTATTGACGGTTTATTTAATTTAGAAGAAGTTAATTTAAAAACAAATGTAAAAATGAGTGATGAGTTAAAAGAAAACAACTCGATTTTAAAAAAATTAGAAGCTTTGCTTTTAGGAAAAAAAGAAAATCAAGAAGTAAAAATCGAACTTAAAACCGCTAAATTAAAAGGCGGTGAGGTGACAATAGGTTACGAAGGTGAAGAATTAAAAGAAGGTGCAAACGTTTGGATTGTAAACGGTGACGATCAAGTACCCGCACCAGTTGGAGAACATGAATTAGAAGACGGTAGTATTATTGTAGTAGAAGAAGAAGGAGTAATAGCTAGAATTTTAAAAGCTAATGAAGAAGAAGTAGAAATGTCACAAGATAAAAACGGTTTCAGTTTAGATGATATAGCATCATTATTAGTTAAATTTAAAGAAGAAACAAATTTAGCATTAAAGCAGCAAAAAGAAGAGTTAACAAAAGATTTTGAATTAAAATTATCTACTCAAAAAGAAAATTTTGATAAACAATTAAATGAAACTCCTGCAGCTGTAGAGTTAAAAAGCGCACCAATACAAACACCAAAAAACGCAAAAGAAAGAATTTATAACACTATTATAAAACATAATTAAGAAATGGCAACAACAGTAAATGTAACATCAAATTACGCAGGAAAAGCGGCGGGGGAAATTATCGGGGCTTCTTTTAAGGAAGCGGATACTTTAAGGTTAAACCTTTTAACAGTGGCAGAAAATGTAAATTATAAATATAACTTACGTAAAATAAGCTATACAGACGGAACAGTAGATTATGCTTGTGGCTTTACTCCTGAGGGTCAAATTGACTTAACAGACAAAGCAATAGAAACTAAGAAATTTAAAACACCTATACAAGTTTGTAAAGAAGATTTCAGACAAACATGGTCTGAAGATTTAGAGGGAGCTAGTGCGCATAATGTAACAATGGCGTCGGACATACAAACGGCTATAATGACAGAAATGTTAGCAGAACACGCGCAAAAAATTGATAACCAGATTTGGAATGGTGACGACACAAATGCGGGTGAGTTTGACGGATTAGTAAAACAATTCACAGCAGACGCAGCAGTAGTAAAACCGACGGCATCAGGTAACCCAGTTACAAAAGCTACAGTTTTGGCAGAATTAGAAACTGTTTTAGCGGCTGTACCTGTATCTATTAGAAGAAAAGACTTAATTGTAGCTGTTTCACCTGATGTATTTCAGGCTTACGGATTTAAATTAATAGATGAAGGAATAAACAACGGTTTAGGTGGTGAGAATAAGCAAATGGCCTACGGTAGATACACGTTAACTGAGGTTAACGGATTAGCAGACAATACATTTGTTGTTTTTGAACGCAAAAATATTGTTTTTGCAACAGGTCTATTAGGAGATCATAACGAATTAAAAATGGTAGACGAAGACGAAATAGGATTATTAACTGGTTTTGTTCGTGGCACAATGGTATATAACGCAGGGGTTGGATATTACAATTCTGAAGATATAGTATACTATGTAAGTGCTTAATAATAATTAATTAAAGGGGTGTAAAAACCCCTTTTTAAAAAACTTTAAAATATGTCAATTTGTCCAATAACAAGCGGAAGAACAGAACCGTGTAATGATTCAATAGGAGGTTTAAACGCTTTTATTGCTATACCTTACGTGGCAGATGCTTTCACTATAACAGCGGGAGAAGTTACCGCAATAGACGCAGGAATTACAGAAGCTTTTAAGTTTGAATTAAGAGCAGACGCAAATATATTTAATTTTGACGGTGTTAGCGATGAAAATACAGGCACATCTGTATTTAACGAAACATTAACAGTTGCTTTAAAAAAATTAGATAAAGATAGCAATATACAAATAGAATTATTACAAAAAGGTTTACATTATATTATACCTATTAGTAGAAACGGCGGTTATCAATTAATGGGGTCTACTGATGGCGCAAGAGTAACAGCAAGTAATAATACTACTGGTGGAGCTAGAACAGACTTTAACGGGTATAATGTGACAGCTACTTCAGTTTCTAAAATAGCAGCGCCATTTTTTGACGCAACAACTATAACAGCTTTAGAGGCTATTGTAAGCGCTACAAATATAAATCCTTAGAGCTTTTTTTATAATAAAAATAAAAAGCTTATCTTTATGGTAAGCTTTTTTTATATGGAAATATTAAGAACTACAACAGCAGAGCAAACAATAAAAATAATTCCAAGAGAATTATTAACTGAAGTACGTTTTATATTGAAGGATAAAGAGCAAGACAGCAATATAATAGATCAAAATATAGTTTGCTCAATACATAACGAGTTTATAATTGTACCTTTTACAGTTAATTTTTTCAAAGAAGGTAGAAAGTACGATATTAAAATATTGAATTTACAAGATAAAAAAATTTGGTTTGGTATTGGTTTTTGCACTGATGCAACAGATTTACAAAATTTCAAATTAAATGGCTAATAATAAGGGTAAAAATAAACCGATTTTTATATGTTTTAACAATCATGTTAAGCAGAATATAGTTGAAAACAAAGCGGGTAATTATGTATTAAATGGAGTTAAAAATAACTACTTTAAATATGTTAATGATCGATATATAGGTAGTCCGACAAACTCAGCTATAAATAACGGTTATTGTAGGTTAATGTATGGTAAAGGGTTAGCTATTAGAAACCAAAAAGAAAACTTAACAAATTACGCTAAGTTAAAAAGTGTATTAAGTAAAAAAGATATAAAAAATATAATTAAAGACTTCCAAATTCAGGGTATGGCTTATATTCAAGTTATAAAAAGCAAAGGGAATACTTTAAATAAATTAAGTCATATTTCTGTAGATAAAATAGCCCCCGAAATAGAAAACCTAGACAGGGAAATTAAAAATTATTATTTCAGCAATGATTGGTCAAAACCTAACAAAGAAGAAAACAAGCCGATAAAAATACCTGCTTTCGGAACGTCTAAAGAAGGACGCGAAATTTACGCAATAAAACCTTATCAAATGGGTAAAGATTATTTTTCATTACCTACCTATCAATCAGGTTTGCAGTATGCAGAATTAGAGGAAGAAATATCTAATTTTCTTATATCACATATGAAAAACGGAATGTCTGCGGGGTATATTGTGAATGTTCCAGATTCTTATAATTTAGACGATGATAAAAAAGACGAAATAGAACGAAAAGTAAGACAACAATTAACAGGCTCTAATAACGCGGGTAAATTTATAATTAATTTTCAACAGGGCGAAAAACCTATAACAGTTGAAGTTATAGAAATAAATGATGCACACGATAAATGGCAGTTTTCGAGTACAGAAGCACAAAATAAAATATTAATATCGCACGAGGTAGTTAGCCCTTTATTATTTGGTGTTAAAGATGCAAACGGTTTTAGTTCAAATGCGGATGAATTAGACGTGGCAGAAGCTCAAACACTAAAAAGAGTTATACAACCTAAGCAGGATGAAATAATAGACAGCTTAGAAGAAATATTATATTATTACGGTATAAACGTAAATTTGTACTTTAAACCTTTGACAGAAGAAAAAGAAACCATAATAGAAACTCAAAACACAGAATTATCTAAACACAAAATAGAATTAGAGAGTTACACAGACTATCCGGAAGGAGCTACAAACAACGCAAAAAGGGCGCTTGAATGGGCGGATAAAAACGGTTGGGGTAGTTGTGGCACACCAGTTGGAAAAACTAGAGCAAATCAACTTGCAAAGCGTGAACCTATAAGTCTGGACACAGTAAAAAGAATGGCACAATTTAAAAGACACCAACAATATAAAGATGTTCCTTATTCAGAGGGTTGTGGCGGTTTAATGTGGGACGCTTGGGGAGGTGATTCGGGTATAAGATGGGCGCAAACAAAATTAAAAGAGTTAGGTTTAAGTATTGATTTAAAAGTAGAACAACAAGCAAACTCAGGAGTTGCAGACGCTCTAATAGAATTAGGTGAGGAGTTTAATAGTGAAGATTGGATAGTATTATCTGAACAAGAAGTGGAATACGAAACAGATGAACACGCACACGATTTGATTAATATTGGATTAGCTTCTACAGGAACAGCAAGACCAAACGCAAAAAGCGAGCAAGATAGCGAAGATATAGTTATCAGATATAAGTATGTAGGTAAAATATCAGACAACAGCAGAGAGTTTTGTAAAAAAATGGTAAAAGCTAATAAAGTTTACAGGAAAGAGGATATTATACAAATGGAAAACAAAGCAGTTAACCCCGGGTGGGGCTTAAACGGTGCAGATACATATTCTATATGGCTTTACAAAGGTGGCGGAGCGTGCAGGCACAAATGGAATAGAGTTATTTATTTAAAGAAAAACGGTTCAGTTGATGTTAACAGCCCTTTAGCAAAAACAATAACAACATCAGAAGCAAGAAGAAGAGGTTATAGTGTGCCAACTAATGACAATTTAGTTTCAATAGCACCAAATAATATGACAAATAACGGATTTGTAAATAAATAATTATGTCAGAAATAAGATTAGTAACATCTAGCGAAATAATAAAAAACACTCCTTTAGACTCTAATGTAGATTATAATAGTTATTCTTTTATAATAGACGATATACAAATAATGTATTTAGAACCTATTCTTGGTACAAATTTATATGAAAAAATACAAGAAGATTATAACACTAATAGTTTAGCGGGTTTATATTTAAAAATACATGAAGATTATATAAAACCATATTTATGCAGGGCAGTATTTGCGGATTATTCAAGTAATGGTAAATATAGAATAAGAAACAACGGTAATATAGTTCATGTGCCAGAAAACGGAAGACCTAACGAAAGGTCAGAAGATGACAAAATAGTACAAAATTATTTAAATAAAGCCGAAACATATTTAACTAGATTAAATAAGTTTTTATGTGTAGAGGGTAATAATATACCTGAATATAAAACACAAGATAATAATTACGATCAAAAACCAAAAGAAAATAATGGACAACCTTTTAACTGGTATTTAAAATAATGTGTAACATATTCAAAGGTAGAACAGAACCATGTAACAATACAATAGGAGGTATTACAAAAATGTATTTATTTACATATACTGAATATAGAAGATATGAAATAGAAGTAAATGAAAGCACTTTAGTAAAATATCCTACTACTACTATATATGAATATGAGTTAAGATCTGATGAAAATATATTTACTGAAGATTTAGAACAATTACCAGACGGTATAAAATACAATCAAAATATTACAGGTATTTTAAAACAAATAAATGTAGACTATGAAAATACAGCGCAATTATTAAATAAAAAAATAGGTTGTATAGTAAAAACTAGATTAAACAAATATCAAATATTAGGTTTATATAATGGCTGCAGAGTTAAAAGTGTAAAATTTACAACAGGAGGAAACAAAACTTCTTTCAATGGTTCAAAAATAAGTATAAAAGCACAAGAAACTAAACCCGCTTTTTATATTGATGATTTATTAAGTGCAGGTTTTATAATAGATGAACCTGCAACAGATTTTTATTTATTACAAGAAAACGGAAGTTATTTATTACAAGAAAACGGCTTTAAAATTATATTATAATGTCAGATAAAAAAATAACAGATTTAAATAGCGTTACATTACCTTTAGAAGGTACTGAAGAATTAGCTATAGTACAGACAGGAGAAACAAAAAAAATAGAAGTAAGTAATTTAGTGCCTTCTAGCGATTCAGATATAGAATTAATCGATAAAGTTTTTAATATATCACATACAGGTACAACAGCAAATACAACTGTTTATACTATAAATATACCTGCTAACACATTTAAAGAGGGTAGCAGATTTTATGTAAAAGCTGAAATAGAAAAAATAGATAATAACGCTGTTTACGCTTTGCGATTTAGATTTAATAATAATTTAAGTACTGGCTTATTATATGCAAAATTAAATATTTCTGCTACATTAGACTATTACGGATTTGAAAGAACTGTAAGCTTTACAGATACGCAAGCTGTCACAATGCGAGCTAATGCAGGTTCAAACAACACAGACAGAAATACATCAGATGTTTTTAGTAAAGTAGATTTTGACACAACACAAAGCGCAGATTTTGAGTTTCAAATACAGTTAGGTAGTTCTTTAGATACGGTTATAGTTAGAAATTTAATGTTAATAAATATAGAATAATGAATAAATTATACAGTATATTAGACGACAATAATTTTATAGTTGAATGTAAATATTTTGAAGAAGGAACACAACCTATAAATAGTATTGATTTATTACCTCAAAATAATGAGATACTACCAAAATATGACAGTCAAAATAACACAATAATAGAAGGCGCGACAGATCAATATATATATGATAATTATGCAAATATATACGAAACAAGAATAAAAGACTTATATACTAGTTTATCTATACGTGCGCTACAGTCTAGCATGGATAAAACTGGTAGTTATGAATATTTACAAGTTCAAAGATCAGAGTACGAAAAAAAGTATTTAATTTGCAAAGGTGAATTAACAGATGTTTATTTAGAAGACGCTATAGTTAAAGAAATGGATCGAGATTACACAAACCAATCTTTAGATGATTTATTAATAAGTTTAGGTTTAACGCCAACAGGAACAAAAAGAGATAGATTTAGTCAACTAGTAATATTTAAATATGAATATAGCTTAGATAGATTGAATAAATTCATGGGTTTTTTAGTAGATTTTAGAACAAAATGCAGAACATGGATAGAAATATATGAATGGTCTAAATTAAACAGTGCTTTTAATATAGCTGAAAACATACCCGAACAATTAGACATGATCGACGCAGAAAACATTTATAATCAATTTAACAATTTATAATTATGGCAGCAGTACCAGACGAGTTATTAGGTAAAAAATTAATTAAAAAAATAAAATACGGTGTTTATAGATACGGTGTTTTTTCTATTATAATAATTGAATTAATATGTTTTTTATTAAAGTACTTAGATTTATATAATATGTGGTATTTTGGCTTATTTAGTCAGTTAACATGTTTAATATTTATACTTAACAATAATTATAAGTTAAAACCTAAAGCATTGTGTTTACGTAAATCTATAGCTTATAACATGCTAGCATTTTATTATGCAATAGGTTTTGTAAGTATTTTATTCTCAATAAGTAGTAATATTTACAATAATATAGTTAGTTTTGTAATATTATTCGTATCTTTTATTTTAATTATTTTAAGTTTTAAAAATGAGTAAGTTTTTAAGTAATATAACAGCTAGAATTTTTTTTAGAATAATAGGTTTTATAGTTGTTTTACTTTCTGTTTACTTGTGGTTTTATGATAAGTTAACAAATTCCCAAATGTTGTACTTGTCTTGTGCGTGTATAGTTATATATATACCGCGTAAATTTACTATGAAAATTTTAAATGTATTAATAAACAGATTTAAAAACAATAAGGATGCCTGATAAAGTTATAGCCGTCACTAAATATATTTACAGCGATGTTACAAGTTTGGCAACTTATATAACATCGGCTTACGTGGGAACAATGTTTACAGATTGGAGTTTACAATTTTTAGGTACTTTATTAAGTTTATTGTTATCTACACTAATTGTATATTATTTTAAAAAATGGTTAGAAAAAGAAGATAACAAATTAAATAAAAAAGGTGGTTTGTTTAATTTTATAGTTGTTTATTTAAAGACAAGATATAAAGATAAATGCCAAGACAAATGCAAATAAAAGCTTTATTAAAAAGGTTTGATTATAGCGACAAACAGACTTTAGGTAGTTTAGTTATTTACAACGAAATAAATGTAATATATTCGTGTTATACTTTAGAGTTACCAGATTTTAAAAACGCTAAACAAATTAGTTGTATACCTAAAGGTATTTATAATATAAAACCTAGATATTCAGAAAAATTTAAAAAGCACTTTCATGTAACAAACGTGCCAAACAGAAGTTATATTTTAATACATTCTGGTAATTATTACACTCAAATAAAAGGGTGTATATTAGTAGGAAAAACATTAACAGATATAAACAAAGACGGTTACAAAGATGTTACAAACTCAAAGTTAACATTAAATAAATTACTTAAAATTGCCCCTAATGGTTTTATTTTAGAGATTTTATGAAAAAGTTAGTATTAATATTATTTATATTTACAAGTTGCAGCGTTTTTAAAGGTAAGAAACAAACTAAAACAACTAAAGACACTAATAAAACAACAACAGAAAAAATAACACGCTTTCAAGAAGCAGACACGACCGTTATAAAAGTTCCAAATATTATTTATAAAGACACTACTATAATAAAAAAAGGTCGCACAAACACGGCTTATGTTAACTTTGATTCAAAAGGTAAAATTGATTTTCAATGTATCAACGATAAGATACAGGAAACTATAGAAAGAACTATACAAGAACAAACACAGGAACGAATAAAAGAAAACGTAAAAGACAAAGAAACAAGATACGACCCTAAATTAATACTTTATATTTTTATCGGTTTAGGCTCTTTAATAGTCGTAAATAAAATACTAAATAAGTTTATTTAAACAACTATAGTATTTAAATTATTATTATATTTGTATCAATATTAGAATTATTGATTCCATAATTATAAAATTTTATTTATTAGACAGTTAAATTAAATTATGGTAATTTTTATATATTAAACTGATAGGTACAACTATCAGTTTTTTTATTTACAAATAATATAAAAATAATTTTGTTTTAATTATAATTTATTTTATATTTGAATTGAATTTAAAATTTAATTATGAAAATAGACGTAAATAAAATAAAACAAAAAACAGGTTTAGAAATGATCGACGTAGCTAAAAAAGTAGGTTGTTCTTATCAATGGCTAGTTAATGTTAAAAGACCTGAAAAATTCCCAAAGACATTAAAAACTATGATGAAATTAAGCAAGCTAACAGGCTTAACAATTGACGAACTAATAAAAAAATAAAAATATGTATTTAGAAAAACTACAAACACCATTAAAGACAAATGAAATAGATTTCAGAATACAATCTATAAATAATGGTAAATACGCAACAATATTAGCTTATAAAGATGCTAGAGTAGACATGAATAGACTTGATAATGTCGTAGGAGCAGGTTATTGGAAAAGAGAACATTTTGATAATAATACTAAATGCAGAGTATCTATATATAATATAAACATAAAAGAATGGGTGTATAAAGAAGATATAGGCACAGAAAGTCAAACAGAAAAACAGAAAGGTTTAGCTTCTGATAGTTTTAAAAGGGCGTGTTTTAATTGGGGTATAGGTAGGGAACTTTATGATTACCCAGTTATTAAAGTTAAATTAAATGATAACGAAGTATTACCAACAGGAAAAGATAAACCTAAATTTAAAGCTTCTTATAATCTTGATTTAAAAAAATGGAAATGGACGACTGTTTTTGAAGATAGTACGTTAACATATCTGCAAGCGGTAGACAGTAATGGGATTGAGAGGTTTTTATATGACACTAGTAAAAAAAATATAAAAGAAAAAACTTATAAAGATTGTAAGACTAAAGAGGAGTTAAGATCTTATTATAGTAGTCTTGATAAAAATAAACAGGCAGCAATGAAAGATTTAATAACAGAATTTTCACTAACATTAAAATAAAATGGAAGGATCAAAAGAGTATTTTTTAATTATGAGAGAAAATGAACAAAACCAAATAAATGAAAATTATGATTATAGATAATAAAATAAAAAAAGTAGAAAAAGCATTATACGAATTAAAAAAATATGCTTTATCTGGTGATATACTAGAACATAAAGCATTAGCCAAAATAAAAACATCTAATATAAAAGAAAATTTAGAATGTATTTTGTCTGAAATACAAGATAAATCACTAACATCTATACTAAATTTATTAGAGCAAGGAAAAAAAACTTTAAAAGATGAAGAATATAGTTATACTGTAAAAAATGGTTCTACTAGGTACTATTATACTAATATAAAAGAAGTGATAGAAGCAAAAAAAGAACTTGAAAAAAGCGAAGCGTACAAAAAATTAAAAGAAACTGAGAGTAAATATAAAACAGCTTTTTTGTTAGGTCTTAAAAACAAAACTATACTAGACGAAGAAACAGGTGAGTTAGTAGACCCTAAAAATATAAAAATTGTTTACACAAAAGACAGTATAATAATAAAAGAAAGGATTAATGAATAAAATACTAAACAAAATTAGTGACATTATAGAATCTTATGAGTCTGGTGCTTGGGTAACTTCTGAAAATTTGAGAATAATGCTTCGTGAGTTATCAACAAACAAATATTATTTAACTAAATATAATATTGAAGCTTATAAAAAATACAATAGTATTGTTTATAACTGCAAAAAAAGTGTTGCTTATGGTAAAACTTTAGCAGATGAACAAGTACCAGAGTTAAGAATGACGCGTAAAATATTAGAAGCATGTAAAGACGTTATTATGTCAATGCAACAAGAATTAAGTATAATAAAAAACGATAAATAAAAATGGAAAAAGAAATAATTTACAACAACAGAAAATTAAACAATACTAAAACATGGTTATTATTTTTATTTTTTGGTTGGTCTTACGGATCAATGGGTAACATAGGAAAACAAATATTATTTTATATTACTTTGGGCGGCTTTGGTTTATGGACTTTATATGTAATGTTTACATTAAATAAAAAAATAAAATCTTACAACAGATTAACAGCGGTTAAAATAGGTTATAAAACTAAAGATTTAATAAAAGAAGGTTTAATATAAAAATAAATAAATGAATAATTCTATATACAACAACCACATTTTTAATGACATTGACAATAAAATATATAACTTAAAAGAACATATATTATATTTAGAACAATTAAACACTAAAAACCCTACTACAATAATGAAAAAAATTAAATCATACAGGGATAAATTAGAAAAACTATATAAATTCAAATATTCAAATAAATGAAAAAAATAATTAAAGTATTAAATAATGAAGGAAATAAATTTGATAATGATAAATCTGTTTTATTTTCAGTTGCTCATAATATTAAAGATGGGGACATGTTAATATCTTTGTTAGGTAATTGGGAATTATTCAGTGTTATATTTTCAACTGATAAATATGTAAACTTAACGGAAGAATCAAAAGATACGTTTATTAAAGCAAAAAAAATGATTCTTAATACAGTTGTTAATATGTGTAAAAATGATAATGAATTAAAACATCAATTACTAAAATATTTAGTAGAATTATAGCATGGATATAGAAAAAAAAATATTTCCTAATAGTAATAAGTTATTAAATTATAAGGGTAATTTATTAGCTTTAATTATTGACATGGAATTAGATCCAATAAGATGTAAATTTAATAACGATGGAGGTGTAAAAATAAACACAAAAGATATGACTTACATATCATTATCAAGAGATAATTTAATTCAATTATTAAATTTAATAGACGAATCAGAAATAGAATATAAAAAAATAAATAAATGAAAATAGAAAACGCAACAATAAGAGAAATAGGTGAACTAAAAACATTTAATAATACTGATTTTAGATGTATAGATTTAGTTGTAGAAACTAACGAACAATACACGCAAAAACTAAAATTACAAGCTAATAATAAAACTGCAGATAATCTTTTAAAATATAATAAAGTAGATGACGTTGTAAATATTAGTATTAATTTAAGAGGTAGGGAATGGACAAACCCACAAGGTGAAGTTTATATATTTAATACTATTGAAGCCTGGAAGGTTGAAAAATCACAAAACGAAACTATTAAAGTCGATACAATTAACGAGCTAAATTCTACAGACTTTAAAGAAGATAATGACGATTTACCTTTTTAATGAAAAATCACACTAAAATATATTTAAAGTCGCTTGGTTATGATCTAAGCGACTTTATTCCAAGCGAATTAACAGGCGAAAAAGCTGTAGATATTCATCATATTATCGGGCGTGGAAAATGCGGAGAAGACAGAATCGAGAATTTAATGGCACTAACACGTAAAGAGCATATCTTTTACGGTGACAAAAAAAAATACATGAAACATTTATTAATCAATCATAGATTATTTTTACAAGCTAACGGCGTTAAGTTTTGTAATAAATGGTTTATAGAGCAATTAGAGAGTTATGAGGATTAATATAAAAGCATTATCAGTTAATGAGTGTTGGCAAGGCAGAAGGTTTAAAACCGATAAATACAAATCTTATGAAAAAGAGTTATTACTAAAACTAAAACATTATAAAATACCTGAAGACAAAATACAAATAAATATTATTTTCGGTGTTAGTAGTAAGTTAATGGATATAGACAACGGATTAAAACCATTACTTGATATACTACAAAAGAAATATAAATTTAACGATAGAGATATTTATAAATTAAACGTAACAAAACAAATAGTAAAAAAAGAAAATGAGTTTATACAAATCAAAATCAAAGAATATGAAACTATTAAAGAAAACTAGTTTTTGTTATAGCGCAATGAGATACAAAAACATTAATTATTTAACGATATATTATCAAGACAGAAAGTTTAATTATTATTTTAATTAATTATGAAAACAATACAAGAACAAATTAATAGCTTACCAAGACCAAAAAAACAAATAGAAGAGGTGTTATATTATCTAATTAAAAGACACAATATAAACCGTAAGCAAATGATGTTAGATACAGGAGTATTAAACGTTACAGCACGAATAGCAGACTTAAGAAACAGATATTTTTTAGACATTGTTTGCAATCAAGTAAGCGTAAAAAATAAATTCGGTCGTAAAATAGAATTTGGGTATTGGAGCGTAACAGATAAACAAAAAGCATTAAATATTTACAAAAAATTACAAAACAAATAAACAATAAAAAAAATTATTATATATTTGCCTTATGAGTTTAAAAAATAAAATAAATAACAAAGGTTTAAAAATTAAATTTGTTGCTAAACAGCTTGACATTAACTATAATTCTTTGCGTGTTTGGCTTAGTAACGAGAAAAAAATGCCTTACGAGGTAGAATTAAAATTAAGACAATATTTAACTTAAAAAAATTTACATAACAAATAACAAAAATGATACTACAATATGAGTGGGACAAGTTTTATAATACATGATTGGTTTATTAATAAATTAAACTTAACGGGTCACGAGTTGATTTTATACGCTTTAATATACTCTTTTTCAAAAGACGGTAACAGTAAATATTACGGATCAATAACTTACTTGAAAAACATAACAGGCGTTAAAAGTAGAACAACAGTTATTAATAGTTTAAAAAATTTAATAGACAAAGGATATATAAAAAAAGAGATAGGAAATAGCACAGAAACAAACAAATATTATGCAGATTTAGAGGTAGTACAAAAATTGTACTACGGTAGTACAAAAATTGTACAGGGGGTAGTACAAAATTTGAACAAGGGTAGTACAAAAATTGAACACAATAATAATACTATAAATATAATTAATAAAAAAGGTTGGGTTTATTCTGATTTTAAAATTAAAAACTACGATTACAGAAATTTAAAAGAAATTGAAATTAATCTACATGATGAGTTTATTTTATTATGGAATAAAGAGAAAACAAAAGTTTACAACAAATCACACCTTAGAAAGCTCACAGAAGGTTTCTTAGAAACTTATTTAGACTTACGGTCTTGTTATACCAAAGATGATATTAAAAACGCTCTAAAGGCTTTATTTCAACAAAAGAAAATATTTTCAAAAACACAACATACAGACCCAAGGCATTTTTTAGAAAACTTTAATAAATGGTTTTCAGCTTATAATATGCAAGATAATGAAGTGTATTTAAAAACTAAAAAAGAAACAAGGTTATGAAAAACTCAGAAATTATGAATAATAAAGTAAATGAAAGTAGGTATAATAATATAAATAATGCACTATGGTTATTAAGTAAAGCTTTTTCAAAAAAAGAATTTAAAAAAAATGAAAAAATATCATTTAATACTGTTATAGATTTTTATGAAAAGAACAAAAAAAACAATATAGAAAACAATGAACTGTTTATGAAAATGTTTGTTTTCGTTTATTCACATTTATTAAAATACTATAAAACAGATGTTTATAATAATAATGTACAAAAAAAAATGTACGATCTATTAAATAAACCTATAGATTATTTTATAGAAAAAATAACAGAAGAGTTAAACGATTCAGAGCTACAAAAAATAAAAAACAAAAAAGAATTAGAAGATTTTATAAAAAAACCAAAGCCATACGAAAAAGAAAATGTAAAAAATCAATTAGAATATATTATAAACAACTTTGTAAACTTTTATAAAAAATAAAAATAATTTTGTTTTATAAATAAAATTATTATAAATTAGCATAAACAAAAAATAATAAAATTATGACAGTAGGAGAAAGAATTGACTTATTAGTAAGTGCAACAGATAGTTACGCTCAAATAAGGATAAAAACAAGCGACCAATTTATAGAAATGATTAAATTTATGTTTAGTGAAAAATATAAATTAATAGAAGAAAAAGAAAAAGAATACAAGAAGCTTGTTTCGATATTGAATAACTTATAATTTAAACATTCCAAAAAATAATAAAATGAAAAAATTAATATTATTAGCGTTATCAATTACAGGAGTAATTAACGCACAAGTAGGGATCGGAACAACAAATCCGTTAGATATGCTGCATATTGCAGGAGAAACAAGAATAGACGCTTTAAACACTTCAAATCCATTAAACAACGGAGTTTTAACAAAAGTTTACGTAGATAATAACGGGAGGTTAGTTTTAGGTGCTGACGCTGTAGAATCTGTAATAGAAAATCAAACAGATATAATACCCTTTCCAATTGGTTTAAGTAATACAGACCCCGAAACAGTTTTACATACTGAAACATTTGTAATTGATTACCCTCGGTTAGTTCGTATATCTTCATCTATATCACTAACTTACTATCGTAATTGGTTTTATACACCTATAACAAACGGTATGAATAGATTAACAGGTAGCGTATTAAGATTGAACGGTGTAGAGATAAGCGAAGATAGAGACGATTATACAAATAATGGTAGTGATTATACTATAATGACAGGTTACAATTATTTAAAAAACTATAGGGAAATTTTACTACCTGCAGGAACTTACACAATAGAATTATCTGTATTTGTTGCTAATGGGGGAGGTAGTACGTATGTAGAATTTGGAGGTAACAACGTTGACGTTTTAAGTATAATACAAGATTAGAAACATGAGGGATAAAATATATATAATTGTTTTGTGTATTCTTGTAATGTTTGGTTATTTTACTAGTATAGAGTATAAAAAATTAAAAAAAACAAACGAAATTTTAAAAGAACAAAATAAAAATATTTCTAAAAAGTTAAAAGATTGTAATTATTTTTACAATAAAAATAATAAAAAACTTGATAGTATAGTAAAAAGTAATAAATATATTTCTGATAGGGTTATATATTACTTACATCAAGAAAAGAGATATAAAAACAAATAACGCTTAGTGTAAAAAGCGTTGAGGAACGAAATGATTATTTACACATTGTTATAACCTTTTAAATAAGCGGAATATGAAACTAGAAAGTATAGAAAAACTAAGAAGAATAGAGAGTAATAGAGAAAGTTCTACTGGCTATATGGTAAACAAAGAGCGTGTTTACATAGCTGAAAAGAATTTAAGAAAAGTAACAATAGCAGGAGCTTACGACAATTTACAGTTTGACAAATACATAATAAAAGCGATTCTTGAAAAAGAAAGCGAGTTACTTAAAAGAGCTTACGAGCTTGAAAACATAGATTACGAAGAAACCAAAAAACTAGCTAAAATAGAAGCTGCTAATATACTAGCAGGACAAGAGCTTATTTAATTGGTTATAACATGAAAATATAAATCGTTTTAATGATTTATATTTACCGTTGTGAATATTTAACAAACTAATAATAAATGAAAAAACTAAAAGTAAACTTAGAAGAACAAAATAAAAATGAAAACAATTACGAAAAATTACTACAAGAAACAAGAATAGATATATCAGAAGATATAAAACAGCAACCTGTAGCCGTAAGTATTGGAACAAGTTTATATAAAGGCAATAATTATTATATACCTTTTGGATCTTATGGCGATTTTTCTTGCATAGTTGGGGCGTCTAAATCACGTAAAACATTTTTAAAATCTGCTATTGTAGCGGGTTATATTGGTGGGCTATCAAATAATTATTTTCCAGATATAAAAGGACACAATACAAAAGATAAATTTGTGTTAGAGTTTGACACAGAACAAAGTAAATTCCATACACAAAGAGTTTTAAGGCGAGTTACTGAAATGATAGGCGGCACATATGACTATTACGAGGGGTTTAGCTTACGTAAATTAGAACCTAAAGAGCGTTTAGAGTTAATTGAATATACATTATACGAAAGTGAATACAAAGACAATATAGGACTTGTAACAATAGACGGCTATGCGGATTTAATAAAAGACTTTAACAACTTAGAAGAGTCTACAATGTTATCTAATAAACTTTTAAAATGGACAGACGAAAAAAAGATACATATTACAGGTATTTTACACAGTTCATTCGGAACAAAAAAACCAACAGGGCACGCAGGTAGTAGCATATTAAAAAAAGCTGAAACAGTTGTATTTACAGAAGCGGACGGAGATTTTACAAAAGTAACATGCGATTATTCTAGGAATAAATCTTTTGACGATTTTAGTTTTACAGTAGATTCTAGCACATGGCTACCCCAAATTATAGACGATTACAACCAAATAGAAAATAATAACAAATTTATATGATAATAAAAGAAGAAAAATTATATATAATAAGCAGCGTAACAGAAAAAGATGTATACTATTTATTAAGAAACAATAAAGATAAAGACGTAAAAATATATAAACTTAACAATATATGGATGCTTTCGGATATAATAACAGATAAAGAAAGAGTTTTTATAAATAAATACCTAAGTAAAAAAGAAAATACACAATTATATAATAAAAATAATAAAAAAAATTGTGTAGTATTATAATTATTTTTATATTTGAAGAAAATAAAACAAACATGGAAAGTATACAAATAGAATACAAGTTAATAGAGTTGGTGGTAAGAGGTACTTATTACAAAGAAGAGTTACAAACAAATTCTCCAGCAGTTTTGGAAATAGAGTCTATAAGTTTATTAGATTCTGAAGTAGATATTTACAATTTATTTAAAATTGATGAAATAGCGCATATTGAAAATTTAGTGTTAAAAGTTATTGATGAGTAACGCTGAGTGTAAACAGCGTTTTAATGTTTTATATTTATTGTTATGTATCTGGTGTGTCAATAAATTAAAAGTCCGATTAGCAGTTACGTGTTCTGCGACACACTTGTACATAACGGTTTGTATAAAAAATGTTAAACTAAATAAAAACAAAACAAATGAAAGATACAATACAAAAATTAAATGATGTTTTAGGACATCTGACTGCAATGAGTTTTATGAGACCTGAAACAAGTGAGGATTTAGAAAAACCACTAAATGATTTGAGTGAGGCAATAAGTGAGTTTGAAAATTTAGTATTAAAAGTTATTAATGAATAACTTTAATGTAACAAGCGTAATTTTTAACTGAATAAACAGAAACATAAAATGAAAATAGAGGACTTACTAAGAATAGCATTTGCAGACGGTATGCGTTACGGACAAGCTAGAACCAATTTAAACTTTAATGACCAAATAAATAGCACAGAGTACCAAGAATTAATAAAGTTATTTAAAAATAATGATTATATACCTGTTGTTATAGAGCGTTTTTTACAAGACAAAGGGATTGAATACGCTGAAAGCTTAGACTTTGATAACATAAAAGAACAAGGTATTGCATACAGTAGTTTTGTAGCTGCCTGTAAATTTATAGTAGCAAATAAAGACAAGATTGATTCTTTAAATGCTCTATAATGATAAATATAAAAAGAGTTGAGGAACGAAATTATTTTTAGGTGTTGTTATGCACCGTTAGTTAAATACTGAATTACAATGGAAGAAGAGAAGATAAAAAAATTAGAAGAAGAAATAAAAGATTTGAGATTAAGAGTTTTTAATTTAGAAAGATACATAAGGCTCATAGATAAAGATATTGCTTTTTTAGAGAGAAGAATCTAATGGTGCATAACGCATTGTATAAGGCACGTTTTAATGTGCTTTATACGTTGTTGTGTGTAGTGTGGATTATTAACGAATAAAAATAAATAAAATGACAGACAAAGAAGTATTTGAAAAGTTTATGGAGTGGGTGGGAATGAAGCCTTCTAAAATAAAAACAATAGACAAAAACACAGTAGTAAGATATGAGGATATTTATAATTGCGATGTTAGATTTACGAAATGTGGGTACGATGAGTTTTATGCAGGAGTAATGTTTGATGAAAACGGAAAGATTCTAAAGGCGTATATTGATTCTCACGTTGCTTATGCTTCTGATAATTGCAAAGAGATTGATAAAATGCTTGAGAATTAGCATTACACACAATGGACAAGAATAAAAAACGTAACGATTATGAAAGATAAACTTAGAAAGTTAGCAGAAGATTACACAGTAAGCACAGAAGATGGACAAGCACTCTACAATGAGTTATGTGTTTTATTTAGTGTTAGTAATAGTGCATTGATTGACTATATTGAAAATGAAGCTGAAATAGCTATGCCAATAAATGAATTAATGCACGAAGACGGCAGACACCTAACAAAAAAGGAATATGGCAAAGTGCTTCTTAAATACTTGGTAAAAGAACTGAGGGAGCATTATTGCTAACAATGTAATATGTTTAATACTAAAAATGATACTTATGAAAACTTTCAGAGATATAATAATAGCAATAGAAACAAAAGAATTAACATTAAATCAAAAGACTTGTATATTAGAATTTTTATGTACTAAAATTGATATAAACACAATATCTGGGATGGCTAGAAAAGAAAATAAAACCCCTAGAGGTATAAAAATATCTAACAGGTACAGAAAAATAAACATAGGAGACGCTTTATTATGTATTAAAGGTTTAAAAGATAACAAAATACCATTTTAAAAATGAAAAAAACATATATAGAAAATTTTATATTACTAACATTTATAACAATAGGTGTTATAATACTTGTTTTAAATATAATATACTTAACATTAAAATTATTAAGTTATAATTTTGTATATTAGTAAAATAATTATAAATAAAATAAAAAATGCCAAGACCAAAAGGTAGTAAAAACAAAAAAAAGTTAGGCGATAAAGTAGAAAGCATAACAAAAGCAACAGGAATTAAAAAACTTGTTGGAGAATGTGAAGGGTGCGAGAAAAGAAAACAAGCACTAAACAACTTAGAAGACAAATTTAGAAGCTTATTTAAGAAGTCAAAACCATTAACAGAAGATAAGTTAAAACAATGGGATTTATTAAAGAATAGAGCTAATAAAAACATTTTAACAACTCAGCAACAAAAATTAATAATAACAGTATTAAGAGAAAATTTAAACATGAGTGTAAAACCTTGTGTAAGTTGCGGGGCGTCTAAATGGAAACATTGGATAAATTTAATTGATGCTAATATTGAAAAGCATAAATAATATTTATAATAAAAACAATTATTGAATTGTATTGATTATGGCAGACGGTAGAAAAAACAACGGAGGTAACAGTACTAAAGCAAAAGGATTAGACAGGCGTAAAAGCCCATACAAAGACGTTATAAACAATGTTGTAACTTACGAAAAGTTAGAAAGTGTTTTAAAAATGTTGTTAGGTAAAGCGATTAACGAAGAAGACATTCCCGCGGCTAAAATATTATTAGAGTATTCACTTGGCAAACCGAAAGAAACAAAAGATGTTAATATAACTGAAATACAACCTTTGTTTCCTGATGATTTATAAATTAATATTATGGAAGAAAGAAAGTTTATACAAGAAATAATAAGCAATGAATTAGAATATTGCTTTAAAGATTGCTCACAAGATAATATTGATAAATGGGTAGAAATACTAAATAGATACAAAAAGCAATTATTTTTGAACAATGTTAGACAACAACGTGAACTGTTAAGACAATACAACAGCTTTGTAAATATGAAGTATCATAGTGTTGAACTTGATGATACAGATATAACTGAAAAGTTATTGAATTTATTTAGTGACAACAATTATTTAAAAAGCGAACTTAAGGAAGAAAAAAAAAGAAAGCTATTAGAAGATTTAAAAAGATCGTCTAAACTATAAATATGTTCAAAAGAACAACAGCAATAAATAAAATAAGAGCATGTAAAAGACGTATAAAAGGCGTACAAGGCGGTACTTCTGCGGGTAAAACTTTCGGAATACTGCCTGTTCTTATTGATAAAGCTTGCAAAACCCCTAATTTAGAAATAAGTGTAGTAGCTGAATCAATACCCCATTTAAAAAGAGGTGCTTTAAAAGATTTTAAAAAGATACTATTATTGACAAATAGATGGTATGATAAATATTTTAACCGTACTGATAGTAAATATACATTTCCAAACGGATCATATATTGAGTTTTTTAGTGCGGATAATGATGCAAAATTAAGAGGTGCAAGGCGTGATATATTATACATGAATGAGTGTAATAATATGACATTTCATGCTTATACAGAATTAGCATCTAGAACAAAAAAAGAAATATATTTAGATTGGAATCCAACTGCTTCTTTTTGGTTTCATAACGAAATACAACACGACAACGACGTGGATTTTATAATCCTTACTTACAAGGATAACGAAGCGTGTCCACAGTCTGCAATAGACTTTATATTAAAAGCAAAAGAAAAAGCAAACAAAAGCAACTTTTGGAATAATTGGTATAAAGTTTACGGACTTGGTGAAATAGGAAGTTTAGACGGCGTTGTATTTAATAATTGGGTTGCAATAGACAATGTACCAAACAATGCTAAGTATTTAGGTTCGGGCATGGACTTTGGATATACAAACGACCCGACAACCTTAATCGATTGTTATAGATATGATAATAAATTAATATTAAACGAGGTTATTTACAGAACAGGTTTATTAAATAATGATATATCAAACTTAATCAAAAAAGATAATATAAGACGTTTTGTTTATGCAGACGCAGCAGAACCAAAAAGTATCGAAGAAATAAAAAGAAATGGAATTATGATAAAAGCAGCGGCAAAAGGAAAAGATTCTATTAATTATGGAATATCTTTATTACATGAGTACGATATAGAAATAACAAAATCTAGTACAAATCTAATAAAAGAGTTTAGAAATTACACTTGGGACAAAGACAAGCAAGGCAATAAATTAAACAAACCTATAGACGCTTTTAATCATGGCATTGACGCTGTGAGATATTTTGCTGTAGAAGTATTAAAAAACAAAAAAGCAAACATTGATATACGATAATATGCATTTTTTTAACTAACTTTGAAACAATGAAGTATAAATACAAAATACCTGAAAACAAAAAAGATATAACTATAACTCAATTTAACAATATTGTAGAGTTACAGAAGAAAGCCGAAGAAGAAGAAACAGAAGTAAATGAAAAACAAGTGTTATCTATATGTTTAAATTTGCCTTTATATGTTATTAATGAATTACCTATTAATGATTATGCAAAAGCTATAGAGAATATAAATAATATATTAAACGAAAAAAGTTCTTTTATAAATAGATTTAAATATAAAGGTGTTGAGTTTGGTTTTATACCTAGTTTAGAAGATATAACCGCGGGCGAATATGCCGCCATAGATACTTTTTTAAATGACACAAACAAAAACCATTTAGATTTAATAAATGTTTTATATAGAGAAATAGAAGAAGAAAAAGAGTTTAAAAATTGGTGGAGTAAAGAAAAAATAAAAACTTATACAATAAAAGGTTATAATTCTAAAGTAGATGTTAATTTTTTTAAAGATTTACCCTATGAGATTTATGAAGGAGCTTTGTTTTTTTTTTACAATTTAGGGAAAGACTTGTTAACCGCTACCCAGAGTTATATGAAAGCGACGGAAGCGAAGCGGATGAATTATCAAAATCATTTGGAAAAAAATGGGGGTGGTTTCAAACATTTGATACTTACGCTTCAGCGGTTAGAATTAAAGACGATCAAGTACAACATGAGCCAATCGGTAAAGTATTACTTAGATTAGCATATGAAAGCGACAAAGCAAAACTATTAAAGCCTAGAAAATGAGTTATTTTAAGTTAATACAAGGTTTAAAAGAAGTCTTAGAGCAAGACAGTAGGATAAAAACAATAACGGAAGGCGATATAGAAGACTTTAACGCTTACAAATATGATTTACCTGCTATAGCACATATAGACGTAGAGGACGGCAATTTTGAAGAAAATCTAACCGTATTAGATGTAAGTATTGATTTTGTTGATTATGTAAATGTAGAGCAAAATATAACAAACGAAAAGTTTAAGGGTAACGACAATAGACAAGAAGTTTATAATGATATGCTTAATGTATCAAGAAGGGTATTTCAAAAAATAAGAAAATTTAGTTTTGATGATAAAATATATGTAAGAGACGCAGCACCAATAAGAAAAATATATCAATTTGCTAATGATAACAGGTTGGTAGGTTGGACTGTTCAATTTCAAGCAGAAGTACCAGACGTAATTATAGATATATGCGAGACAATTTAAAAAATACTTTGGATAAATTTGGTAAAAATGTAGTGCAACAGTCGAGAAGTAGACTAACAAAAGCAAAAAAAAATGCGTCTAAATCTCTTTACAACAGTATTAAATTTAATATAGATACAGTAAATAATACTATATCATTTTCGATGAATAATTACGGTAAATTTGTAGATCAAGGCGTAAGGGGTGCAGGAGGTGTAAGAAAAACAACTAGTAAATATAATAAAAGAAATAACAAGGGAAAACTTTGGAAAATAAAAGGAAAAGACTCTATATATAAATTTGGCAAATCTGGCGGCATAAGCGCAAAGCATTTTAAAAAATGGGCATTAAGTAAAGGATTAAACGAATACGCAGTAGCAAAAGCAGTATATCATCAAGGTTTTGACAAAACAGAATTTTTTACAAAATCACTAGAACAACAATATAAAAAACTACCTGAAGAAGTTTTAAAAGCGTTTAGCTTAGATTTAGACAATATATTTAAATAAATAAAAAAATGGCATTTAGTAGAATAACAATAACTTTTAACGAAGACTTAGCAGAAGATAAAATATTAAGTTTATCTATTAGTTCGCCAACTTCTTTTATCACAAAAAAATGGGTTATAACTAGAACTTCATATAACGAAGTAGAAATAGGAACACCAACAGCAAATATAGGGGAAAGATCCGCGATAAATTACACGGATATATTTAACACTGAAGAAGATTTAACAATATTCGACATAGTACAGAGTGTTAATGAGGTTGTAATAACATTTAAAAATGAAACACAAACTTTTATTTCAGGATCATCAACTGGTAATGTAAGTTTTTTAATCGATAGTATTGCTTTACCTCCTACAGATATTTATTATGATAGGATAAACTGCAGAAGTCCTTACTTTATAAAAGCGCCAATAGATACAGGTAGTATTATTGTATCCCCATTGGATGCTGTTTTTGAATTATACGTGTGGAGTGGTGACGTAGTAACAGACAAACCTATAGATCCAAATTACACATATAAAAAACTACAAAGGTTTTCAGGGGATAATATATTATATTTAGATATAAGCCAACAAATAAAAGATTATATAAATCATGTTTATGATGGCTCTTTTAGTGTGTCATGTTTATTTGTATCTTGGAAAATAACAACAAATTATATAGGTGGTTCTTTGATTGAAAACAACACTTTATTAGCTTTTGACGGTTATAATAGTCATTTTCAAGGTTTAAATTATAACCCTACAAAAGATTTATTAATAGATAACACATACATAAGCATTAAAAAAGGGGAAGTATTAACGTTGCCTTTTTTTGTAGGTGGGACAGACGACTATAGCGTAACATTTAGATTAGACACAACAGAAGTAACAACAGATTCAGTAACAAGAATTAATATATTTAACACAAATTCAGCAGTATCATTTATAACAGAAGGTGCAGACGGCTTTAATAATATATGTATAACAAATGATACAACATTAGAGGAAACAATAATAGATGTTGAAATAGTAGAAGAGTGTATATATAACCCGATAAAAGCAACTTTTATAAATAAAAACGGAATACAACAAGATTTTTGGTTTTTTAAATCTAATAAAATAGATCAAAATGCAGATTATAAAACATATAAAAGAAACATAATAAACGAAAGTATAGAGGGCGGTGTACCAACTTTAAGTTATGATACAGCAGCACATAAAAAAGTTAAATTTAATGTAAATAGTAATAAAAATATAACTTTAAACACTGGCTATATAAACGAAGATAACAACATTATAATAGAGCAAATGTTATTATCTCAGTATATTTGGTTAGATATAGATAGTAATATAGTGCCTGTTATTTTAACTGACAAAAGAGTAACATATTTAACAAAAAGAAACGAACAATTAATTAAGTATACTTTAAAGTTTGAATATTCTTTCAATGATATACAAAACATCCGATAATGATAAACGTTAAAATTTACATAGAAGGAAAACAATTAAATTTAATAAGTGATGAAACAATAACTTTAAAATCTAGTGTGCAAAATATAAATGACATTAGTAAGGTTTTTGCAGATTTAACACAAAGTTTTACAGTACCCGCAAGTGATGAAAACAACAAAGTTTTTAAACATTATTATAATGCAGATATAACAGGAGGTTTTGACGCTAGAACAAAAAAAAGCGCGCAAATATATTTAAATACAGAATTATATAAAAAAGGTAAAATAAGACTTTTAAGCACCTCTTTAGAAAATAATAAAATAGTAAATTATAAAATACAATTTGAAGGTGACGTAATAAATGTAAAAGACGTTTTAGGCGATGATAAATTAAACGATTTAATATTTGAAGATTTAAACCACGAGTATAACTCCGACAATATTAAACAAGGTTTAGAAAGTAGTTTGTTTACAGGTAAAATAATATACCCTTTAATAAGTCCTATAAGACGGTTTTTATATGATTCTTCAGATACAGTAACAAGTAACGACACGCAAGTAAACATACATTATAATTCAGGTATAACAGATAATTCTATAAAATACACAGAATTAAAACCTGCTATTAAAATAAGTGAAATAATAAATAAAATACAAGATCAATATAATTTATCATTTATTGGTGATTTTTTTGTAAGAGATTATTATACATCACTTTACATGTGGTTAAACAAAGACGAAGGATTATTAAACACAACTTCACAAACAACAAGTAATATTGTAAACTGGGACGGTGGCAGTAGTTTATATGTAGATTTTACAACTAATACTTACACCCCTGTTTTAAGTTCTAGCGCCTTTTTAAGTTATTATGCAAATACTTTAAGTATTGTTCCTTCAGTTGGATTTGAAGACATTGAGTATAATATAGTTATATTAAAAAATGGTTTAGAATCATCGAGATTAAACAATAACACAGGAAGTAATAACTTAAATTTTACTTACTATCCATTTATAACAGGTGAAACACTAGAAGCTAATTACACGTTTTTTATAGAATGTGCAAGTACTTTTACATATACCGCTGTATTAAATCAAAACAAAGTTGTAGAAGGTACGCCAAGCCCAACAGAAATAACAACAGCCAGTATTAATACTATAGTTGGAACTGTAGAAATAAGTAAACAAATGCCAAATATTAAAATATATGATTTTTTAGTAGGCATTATAAAAATGTTTAATATTTCTTTAACTTCGGATATAGATTCAAATATAATATGGGAAGTTTTACCAGAATGGTATAATAAAGGTAAAGTTATTAAAAACTTTGAAAAGTATATTAATGTAGAGAAAACAATTATAAAACGCGGATCATTAAACAACGAATTTGTTTTTAATTTTAAAGAACCTAAAACACTATTAGCTGAACAATACAATTCTAATAACGGTATAAGTTATGGAGATTTAGAAGCTAAATTAACAGATGAAGACGGTAAAATACTAGACGGTAATAAATTAGAAATAAAACTCCCTTTTGAAAATATAATATTTGAAAGGATAATAGATGCAGATACTAATATATTTACAAACTTGCAATATGGTTACGCAGTAGACAAAGAATTAAACCCAGTAGTTACTGACCCTGTTTTATTTTATAATAATAACTTACCTATTGAGAATATAGGTTTCTTTGATGACACAAGTACAACAATAAATTTAAACACAAGTATAAATATACCTTCTAATAATGTAAATATTTCAGATGACACATCACAAACAAATTTGTTCGGTTCAGAAATAAGTACATACACATTTAGTTTAATGAATAATTCTTTATATAATAGAAGCTATAAAGATTATGTTACTGACATGTTTAACAATCAAAGAAGACAATATATTTATGATGCAGAAATACCCGCACATATATTAACAAATATTAATTTAAACGATAGATTAATTATATTAAACAGAAGGTATATTATAAATTCTATCAATAGCGAATTAACAACAGGTAAAACAAAACTAGAACTATTAAATGATATATATAATTCAGGTGATTTATTAACAGATACTTTTTACGTAACACCAAAAATTAATTTTGCTAAATCTAGTTTAGACACATATACAGCGACAGTATATTCTAATAAATCTATAAATATTACAAATTTTGACGAGGGTAACGGTATTTTTGTGACAATAAACAGCCCGCAAAACGTGCAAAATATAGCAACAATTAACTATACTGTTCCTGCGAATAATACTGGTGCAAATAGAATACAATCAATATTATTTCAAGACAATAACAGCTTAGAAAACGTAAAATTATTAATAACACAACAACCAACAGAAAGTGTAACTTTTGATAGTACGCAAATAACATTCGATAATAATATATTAACATTTGATAACGGTTAATTATGGCACAACAAATAATAAATGTCGGTTCTGCTGCAAATGATGGAACAGGGGACAGCCTAAGAGCAGGAGGGGAAAAAATAAATAACAATTTTACAGAAGTTTACAACTTTACAAATGGTTTTATTGATTATAACGACACAACAGTAATAATAAATTTAACTGCTAATACTTGGACTGACATACCAAATGATGGGCTTGGAGCGTTTACAAACAAGACATATGCACCTATAGGTGTTACTGAATTTATGGACGTTTCTACGGGGT